GGCGTCCCATATGACGTGTGAGCAGGCTTCATGGATTGGCAGGCGTCGGATTACCTGATTGTTGCTTGTTGGGTCGTTGTCTTCGTACTGCGTGACCAGACGCCATGCACCAACGCCGGACTCTATCTGCTCACGAACGCCAACGTTAACGGCAATTTTTGCCGTGTTATGGCGCATATCAGTACGATACATCCCCATCAACACATCGGCTGCATCAGGATTAGCGCCGTCTTTGGGTCGAAAGAGAACGTCGATAGGGTTCCGGCGCATCTCTGCGACCAGTTTCCTGACCACCGGGCGAACAACATCGAATTGTCCGCGATATTGCAGGGTAGTGTAGTTTGATAGCCAGTCATCCCATTGCGACACTCGGCTAAAATACAGGTCATTTGTCGCCTCGGTTCTGGCTTCATCGCTCGCCATCCAGTCCGCGTCAAACTTACACAGAATGGAATTGAGTCTGTTTTCGTCGGCCATTTAAGTTCTCCGTGCGATGGGCCTGATTGGGGCTGGTATCTTTTTCTCTTTTGGTTTTTTGATGTCGCGCATCATTTTTGCGAAGCGGCGCATCATGTATGCATAGCGAACGGCTGAGAGAACGTCGTCGTTAAGCTTGACGATTTTCCCGTTTTCATCACGGTGATAGAGGCGGAACTCCTCAAAGAATGGCTCACAGGTGTTGAATACTTTGAAGCGACCATCGAGCATCATGTCGCGCAATTCAGTGATGCCAGGCTCCACAGCGTTACCGCCATCAGGCCATGTCGCATGCTCCTGCAACATCATAAAACCAGCGTCGGCATACTGCCCTTTGAGCTGCTCACCGCCGCCCTTCTCATGCTGGTTTCCGTCATGAGGCCATGCGGTTGGCACTTTATGCGCCCATGATTTAACGGCTCCCCATGCCTGAACGGCTGTTTTTTCTTTCGCCTTCCACACGCGTGAAACGTAGATTGTGTCTGCGTCCTTATCCCACCAAAGCTGAACCTGCGCCTGTGGGTGATCCCATCCGAAATCCATCCCGCCAATTACGTAGAAGTGATCAGGACACTCGAACGGCTGACACTTAATTGTCTCTTCCGGTATCTGGAAGATTCGACCACTACCCATCGTAGGAATACCACGAGCACGTGCCTCTCTCTCATGCTCGGGATAGGATGCGATGATTTGCTCTTTCTGCTCGTCGGTGTAGTGCTCTGCGTCATAGATGGTCATGTTGACCACTTTCTGCGACTTGCTGGGATTCTTCAGGAACTTGGTAACAACGTCAGACATCCCCATCAGCGGGGTAAACGTCAGAATTGAGAATTGCCCGTATTTGTTGGTACGGGTAAGACCTTCGCCATAAATGCTGTATGGTGGTTCTTCGTCAAACCACACGCCGTGGATTGTGTCACCCTGCCAGCGAGCGCGGCCTTGCGAGTATGGTTTGAAGTAGCAGATTGAAATGCCATCTTCAACGCCATCAGCCGTGTGATGCTTAACCAGAAGATGATCAACAAGGTTCGGAAAGAAAGGAGACTTCTTCCAGCTAATGATGTCTTCTTTCGGTATTGAACCGTAGCCAGGCTCATCATTCTCTTCGATACGACCGCACAGGATACGTTGAGTCGTTTTGGTTACAGTCTCGTTTGTCTCGCCGCCAATCCAGAAGACAACAGGCTCATAGAAACGCTTACCTTTCCACTCTCCGCCATATTTACCATCAGCAGGATAGCCTTTTGTGCCCGGATAACGCCCGGTAAGGTGAAACGCGACTTCAGCAGCCCCAGTAAATGACTTACCAAGCTGGTTACCAGCCATAAAACAGCGCTCTGGATAGTCATGCCCGGCGTCGATGAACTCACGCTGTTTGCTGTATGGCGTAAATTCATATAGCAGGTGTGTGTTCCGGTAGTTCTCTTCTTCTTCGAGTAGCTCGAGCAATTCTATTTGCTCTTCGTCGCTCAAGTTATCAAGAATCGCGTCCAGTTCCACGGTTGAATAGCTCCTTGATACGAGAGCGTCGCTTATCGCGATCTCCCTTATCAGGTGTCACGTCTTCAACTTGCGACTGCTCTTTGAGGCCCAAATCACGGGCGATGATGTTAGCGTTGAGAAGGTCAGCGGCTGCGCCAGAGAATTTCTGGTCGTAGATGATGTCTTCCGCTCGTGATGTGACGTCAGAAAAACCTTCCATTGACCGGAAGGTTCCCCATGTTTGCCTGGTGATATCAAGGAAGGTACACAATCCTGAAATAGTCATGGCTCGCATCTTAGGGACATTAGCCTTAATTATTTCTCCCTGATATGAAAATACCTTACCCTCCCATAGCGGGTTATCATCAGCCCACTCGAAGTATTCACAACAAGCAGCCCACAGCGCCTCAGGCGATTCGAATTTAGGGTTTCGCCCATGACTACTGCGGGCCTCCCAAAATCGGTTGCCCTTTGGTGCTGCCATATTCATCTCACTTAATCGTTATTTCAGGTTAAGGACTCTTTCGCGCCTTCAATCAGTGACTGCTTCAGCAATTCGAGTGTACCAATCGCCTCGCATAAACTGATTTCACCATCATAATCATGAATAACGCTTTCAAGCCGCTCGTATAGCTCTTGAGTAATTGGGAATTTCTTCTCCTTACCCAAATTGATTACGCGGCTCACATCATGCTCCGGTAGTAAACAGGTCTAACGCTTCCTTCGATTTACGCACCGCTTCGATAGTTCGGGTCGTGATATCTGAATTAGCGCCACCTGACTGGAAGTGAATTTTGAATAGCTCAAGCTTCAGCTCGTCAGTGCCAATGAACTGAAATGCTTCTTCTGCGGCTGCGTTCTGGTTCATGACCAGTTTGTAAATCTCTAACTGGAATTTCTGTTCTTCAGTCATGGGAATAATCTCTGCCATTGTTGGCTCCGTTTATCCGTTAAAAGGGATATCAGTTAAGTTATCCCGTGTAGGGTATAAGCCATTGTCGAGACCACTCATTGAATGGTCTCTGCAATAACCGATGTCTTTCCATCAGTCCGCCACCACAAAGAATCTTTTTTTGCCATAAGGCAGGAGGTTCATCTTTCAGTGGCTGCCAGTGTTATTTCCCCACTTACTGGCTTGGGTTGTTTCGCTGTACTGCCGTTAATTAGTGAGTCCGGGGATTATTTCAGTTCGTTACCAGGCATTTCTTTTAGCTCTTTCAAATGACAACGATTGAGGCTAAACCACTCCCCGTGCGACCTATAGTTGTAATATTTTTGGTGCAATTTGGTTTCAAGCTCTCTATCGGCCGGAATCTTTGCAATTAGATTTAGCTTCCCACCACTCATGCGAGATATCTCTGAAATTCGTTTATTAACCCTGCGACTAAACCCTATTTTTGTTAGCCCACTATCTTCAGCATGCAGAACGTACACATATGATTTTTGCGAAGCACTGGGTGCGACTTTGTTGTAATTAATCATGTCAAACATAAAGCCTTGCTTTAGCAAAGTTTCAAAAAAGATAGAATTAACACACCCATTCCTTCTCAGCTCTGCACTTAGCTTGTCAATTTCCTCTATGATGTCGCCAGACCCCTTTCCACTTATAAGAAAATCTTGGTACATGCGACCAATTCTTGAGGTAATTTCAACAAAGTTATTCATAGCGTTTACCTTTTAGAAAGATGAGCCTGTTCGCACAGAAAAGCCGCCCCCGAGATGGTCGCCACCATATACGGCAATTCTCAGGCTCAGCTTTCTGAAAGACTCGGGATTGTTACGCGCTGCGATGCGCGGTTTACTGCAGATGTAAAAAAGCCCCGCAAATGCGAGGCTAAATCCTGGTATTTGTAATGACTGGCTCTTATCTCAACGCAGCCCCTTACCGCGCGCCAGATGCTCAATATCAAGCATCAGCAATGAGATGTTTAATCTGGATTCACTCCAGAAGTGATCATCACCCTGTCTACAGAGCCAGATGTGAAGGATGATGAGTAAAATTATCGCTATCATCGAAGGCATTGCGTCCTGATGTACTCCTGCAGGTAGTTAACCTGCGCGGTTATCCTGTCGATTCCGCTTCGTAGACGGTAATAATTGAGTTCAGCATCTGCTGTAAGTCTTGGGCTTTCTCCATCGCCCATGCTGCTGGCTCCGGTCGTTGACTTTGCACAGGTGGCGGCGACTTGCAGGCGCTTACGCCCAGCAGAAACATCAGCACGGAGACTTTCGATAGTCGCGTTAGCATCAGCAAGCTCCTTTGTATATCTGGCATCGAGTTCTGCTACATCACGTTGACGCTTCTGCATGTCAGCAATTGTGGATGCGGCCTTATCGCGCTGCTCTTTGTAGGCGATGGCGTTATCACGGTAGTGATTAACAGCCCATGACAGGCAAACGATGATGCAGATAACCAGAGCGGAGATAATCGCGGTTACTTTGCTCATACCTCAATCTCTCTGACCGTTCCGCCTGCCTCTTTGAATTTTGCAATCAGGCTGTCAGCCTTATGCTCGAACTGACCATAACCAGCGCCAGGCAGTGAAGCCCAGATATTGCTGCAACGGTCGATAGCCTGACGAATATCACCGCGATCAATCATCGGTAAAGCGCCACGCTCTTTAATCTGTTGCAGTGCCACAGCGTCCTGGCTTTTCGGAGAGAAGTCTTTCAGGCCAAGCTGCTTACGGTAGGCATCCCACCAACGGGAAAGAAGCTGGTAGCGTCCGGCGGCTGTTGATTTGAGTTTCGGATTTAGCGTGACAAGTTTGCGAGGGTGATCAGAGTAATCAGTGAATAGCTCTCCGCCAACAATGACGTCATAACCATGATTTCTGGTTTTTTGACGTCCGTTATCAGTTCCCTCTGACCACGCCAGCATATCGAGGAACGCCTTACGTTGATTATTGATTTCCACCATCTTCTACTCCGGCTTTTTTAGCAGCGAAGCGTTTGATAAGCGAACCAATCGAGTCAGTACCGATGTAGCCGATAAACACGCTCGTTATATAAGCGAGATTGCTACTTAGTCCGGCGAAGTCGAGAAGGTCACGAATGAACCAGGCGATAATGGCGCACATCGTTGCGTCGATTACTGTTTTTGTAAACGCACCGCCATTATATCTGCCGCGAAGGTACGCCATTGCAAACGCAAGGATTGCCCCGATGCCTTGTTCCTTTGCCGCGAGAATGGCGGCTAACAGGTCATTTTTTTCTGGCATCTTCATGTCTTACCCCCAATAAGGGGATTTGCTCTATTTAATTAGGAATATGGTCGGTTACTGATAGAACAAATCCAGGCTACTGTGTTGAGTAATCAGATTTGTTCGTGACCGATATGCACGGGCAAAACGGCAGGAGGTTGTTAGCGCGACCTCCTGCCACCCACTTTCACGAAGGTCATGTGTAGAAGGCCGCAGCGTAACTATCACTGATGAATTCAGGATAGCCAGTGGCTACGGCTCAGTTATGGTGCTGGTTAACGGACTTGAACCGCTACCCATTCGCTTACAAGGCGACTGCTCTACCATTGGAGCTAAACCAGCATGTTTGGCGGGACAGCGTGGACTCGAACCACGATAAGAAGGTTAACAGCCTTCCGTAATGACCTTTATACGACTGACCCAAATAAAAAAAGCCACCGTTGCAACTTAAGAGTCACTAACGGCAGCTTACCCTCTAATTATGGCTAAATGGCTAATTGCATGTCAAGGCTTTTAACGGCAACATGCTTAACTTTCTCAACACGTTTACGCATTTTGAAAGCATTTTGCATTGGTTGGTACAAAACAAATAACGACGCTTTCAGGATGTCGTCAATTTCATTTCTACAGGTTGCCAGTGAAGGTTTTCTCCATCCCTCACCACCACGCCCACACATCTTGCGTGGCTTTGCAGTCGCGTGATAGTAGGATGCAATTGCTCGCTTAGATGAACCATGAGCGTAGTAGCTGAGGAGGATGCCAAAGGCTTTCTTGTCAATGTACATGACGGAATCGACGACCTGAGAAATCAACATTCCATCATCATCATTACACATTGGCCTTGTCATAACTCTTCCCGGCTCTACGCTCTCCATGAACTTCGCTATTACGCTGCTCATGCGCTTTTCCAGGCGACCTGAGTAAACCCATGCACCCCACAGTTCAAGCCAGCCATTCAGCCAATCGTGCTGTTCTTTGGTGAGGTTTAGTTCTCTTATGCTCATCGTCTTCCCCTCTTGCCCTGTTTGACCATCAGGACGCCGTTAACTATTACGTGACGCTCGCCTTTGCTGTCTCGGTTGTACTTGAGCACTGTTCCTCTTGCGCAGGAAAGCATCCTCGCCACTTCGGTCTGATTTCCTCGTGTCTGGATAAGAAGCTCTGGTATCGTTTGAATTGTGGCGTTCATACGTTCTCCAGTTCGGTGATTTTTATTCCAAGCCGTCCGCCTGGTACTTTCACACCACGAATTACGCGAATGTCATCGAATTGCTCGTCGTCTTCCGCAAATCCGGCGTGGATAAGGGAATCGAGTAAACCTTTCAGGATGTTATCGAGGTCGCGGCGGCGGGAGTCTGGAACGTCTGCGATGACTTTGATGCGGAGTCGTGATTTGGTGAAAATGTCTAACTTGAGTTGGCGGATGATTTTCTGAACGTCTTTTCGGTATTTCTGGCCTTTATCGCTGATGTAGTATTGGCTTCCCCGTCTTCGCCAGTAGGTGTTCACCGACGGCGGGTATGGAAGCACAAACTGATATTCGTTCATGGCTTAATCTTCCCCTCCTTCAGCAGTATCGCCTGCGTCCTGATCACGCCTTCGAGGTGGTAAAGTCTGGCGTCTTTGTTGTCGAGATTATGGGTGCGTCGGTCGATTTCATCGTGACACGCGCTACAAGCCCATGCGCCGATCAGGTCGTCAGGCTTCATTCCCGTTCCGCAAATTCCAGCCATCCGGTAATGTGCCAGAACTGTAGTTTCAGGATTGCCATTGCATACGCCGTAAATACGCACCTGACATTCTCTTCCGCGCGCTTCTTTGCGTAGATTAGCCATTTGCCAGCTCCTTCTGTTGCTCATCTTCGTGAGAGAAGTCTTCTCCGTCGATTGGCATGAGTTCATCACTGTAAAAATAAGAGAAACCACCTGAAGGCTCGTTTGTATAAATCGATACATCGCCTTTAACTAGCCACCCAGGGGTGTCATCACGCCAACTATGCTTACCTGCACCAGGAAAATTAAATACATATCCGTTTGTTACTTTTTCGATTAACTCAACGCATCTGCCAATTTCGGGTTTGTTTTCTGAAAAAATGACTATTGCGATGCCACCTGCGCGTAACTCACTCATCATCTTCCTCCAGCATTTGTCCGTTAGGGTCTGCCATTAACTCTGCGCAGCAGTGCTCACACACGTGAACTTCCAGCACATGCAGCTTCTGACCGCAGTTAGCGCACGTTAAAGCTCGCTCGACGCTTTCTTTCTGGTATTGAAGGGATTGGGATGGGCTAAGCATTATTGGATTCTCTGCATCATGAGAAAGACAATCATGGCGGCGCGAAGGGGATTTTCATGTATAGCTCGCTTAGATTTACGGTAGGTCACACCGCGTGCACCCCACTCGTCTTCATCGAGATTGATAATGCTAATCCTGTATTTTTCAATAATCGGCCATGCGTCTGCTGGGTTTGCGCATGGGTTAAAGGATCCGCGCTCAACCTCTACTTCAACTGCGTCTCCGTTTACAATGTCTCCCTCAAATGAGATAAACACCATCGCGCCATTCTTACCTTCTTTGTAATCCGGTGATCCGTTATGAATGGCTTCGAATACCGCCACGTTAATTTCAAAATCACTTAACTGTGAATAATCCATTGTCATTTCCTCGCACGATTTCTTAGCCACCGGATATCCCACAGGTGAGCCGTGTAGTTGAAGGTTTTTACGTCAGATTCTTTTGGGATTGGCTTGCGTTTATTTCTGGAGCGCTTCGTTGGAAGGTATTTGCAGTTTTCGCAGATTATGTCGGTGATACTTCGTCGCTGTCTCGCCACACGTCCTCCTTTTCCTGCGGTAGTGGTAACACCCCTGTTGGTGTTCTTTCACACCGGAGACACCATCGATTCCAGTAAGGTTGATTTGGTCGGAAGCGGTTATCTTCTTTGCATTCACCGCACCGATAACATCGCATCATGCTGCCCTGTCTCCCCATCTTGCTTTCCACTCCAGAGCCAGTCGCGCTTCGTCTGACCACTTAACGCCACGCTCTGTACCGAATGCCTGTATAAGCTCTAATAACTCCGCAAATTCGCTTACACGCATCCTGCTGGTTGACTGGCCTATTACCACAAAGCCATTCCCGGCAAGGTTAGGAACAACGTCCTGCTGCTTTAATGCTGCGGTAAACACACACTTCCAGCTTTCTGCATCCAGCCAGCGACCATGCCATTCAACCTGACGAGAGACGTCACCAAGGCAAGCCCAAAGCTTCCGATTCTGGTCTAAGCTGCGGTTGCGCTCCTGAATGATCACTACGATTGGCTTGGTTGGGTCTGGAAGGATTTGCTGTACTGCGTGAATAGCGTTTTGCTGATGTGCTGGAGATCGAATTTCAAAGGTTAGTTTTTTCATGACTCCCCTCTCTAACAGATTTCAGGTTATTCCACTCCGTTACCGCACTGCGATAATTCGCGGCCGCCACAGCGGCATGGTTAGCGCAGTAGATTTGGCACCCGTTCTCCATGTCGAATATTGTCGGTGATTTTCCGCATTTACATTTTTTGGCATGCGGTGCGTCTGAACACATTCCGTTAACGGTGTCCATCAGAAGCCCCCTCGTTCTTAATCCAATAAAAAAGGGCTACTGTGTAAATAGCCCCTGTTATTATCTCAGTGATGTAGATGTCATCAGAATCCTCCTTTCTTCTTGGACTGCGGTTCCTCGCGTTCACGGCGGCGCATTTCAGCAGACTGTTGGTCTGTGTCATAAATAGCGCCATTTGCCTGAATGCAATACACCGTGCCGGTATTGCCATGACGATTGAGACGAAGGATTAGTTCAGTTTCACCAGGTGGAACACTGTCATCAAAAGCGCCTTCACGATGGATCCCGACCCAATAATCGCAATCCTGTTCAATCTGCCCTGTATCTCGTGAGTCACTTGGTAATGGGCGTTTATTGGTTCGGCTTTCCAGTGCGCGGTTAAGCTGTGTCAGAAGCACAACAACGCAATCAAGCTCTTTGGCAAGGTTCTTCAGTCCTTTGGTGATCATACCGTAAGCAAGGTCGTTGCGATCGGCCTTCTCAGCGGTCATTAGTGTCAGGTAATCGACCAGAATCATGCCAACACATCCTTTTTCTCGCTTGATTCGACGGCTTTCGCTGACGATTTGAGCCAGAGATAATCCCGGCGTGTCGTCGATGTAAAGCATGTCGATTTCACTCAAGCGATTTGCTGTTTCTATCGCCCTGTTGAAGTCACCATCGTAATCACCCTGATAGCCGTCATCAGCGTCATTTGTCGCCGGAAGGTAAAAAATATTCGGGTTAACACCTGACTTCTGTCCTACCAGCTTTTCCAGTATCTGGTCGCCTGGCATTTCAAGACTGAACATCAGAGCGGGCTTTTTCTCATGCACTGCGCAGTTGATTGCCATCTGGCTGTATAGCGTCGTTTTCCCCATCTTAGGGCGAGCGCCAATGACGAACAGAGAGCCTTTCACCAGACCTTTCGGTGACAGCATCCTGTCCAGAGATGGGATCCCTGTGCTCATTCCTCGTTGTTCGCCTGACGGGTCAAATCGCTTCTCAAGGTCGCTAACCCAGTCTTCCATGACCTCACCAAATGAGCGAAGGCCGCGACGCGATCCGGTTTTTGCATGGTCTGTCAGTTGCGTGAAAATCGCCTGAATAGCTTCGTACTTCTGCGTTGCAGTCATTCCGTTGCGGGAATAGAGCAATTCCGTCGCTTCAGTCATGCGGTTTATGGCGTAGCGTTCCATTGCGGTTTCGCGAACCTGCATTGCATAGGCAACGATGTTTGCGGCGCTCGGCGTGTTCTTTGCGATCTCAGCGATATAAGCAAAACCGCCAACAGACGCCGTTAACGATTTACGCTCCAGTTCATCGAAAAGCGTCAGGCCATCTACTGGCTTTTGCTCCCGGTGCATTCTGGTTATTTCTTCGAAAAGGATTTTGTGTGGTCGGCTGTAAAATGAATCGGGCTTCAGCATCGCCAGAACTTTCTGGACGCGCTCACTGCTGTCATCATCCAGAAGCAATCCACCAATCACCGCCTGCTCTGCCTCGATGCTATGGGGCGGCGCATAAAAATTATCGGTCATCGTGTTCACCCTCACGAACTTTCAGGTAGGTATTATCGTTAAGCAGGAAATCAAATCCCTTTTTGTGCCAGACGGTTCCGCGTTGATGGTTTGGGCGCTCTTCGAACATCCATCGGCAATTTTCGCCAACGTAGCTCAAATAATTTCTCCAGTCCTGCATCGTGAACCCATGCCCGTCAAGCTGGCGGGTTATCACTCCGGCTTTGCGCCAGAACGTTCGGATCTGGTTTTTACGCTTGTCATTCAGTGCGCGGATTCTTGGAGCTTCAGGAAGGATTTCGTGGTAAGCATCGACAACATCCTGACAGCTGACGGAAGGTTTTTTCTTGTCAGACTTTTTGTCTGCTGTGGCACTCTCTAATACGTCAGTATTAGAGATAATATTATTATATTCTTTATCTGTGGTAATTTGCTGGTAATCTGCTGGTACAGCATTGCTTACAGGCATTGGTATTGCTGGCTTTGAGGTGGTAATTTGCTGGTAATCTGCTGGTACAAAATTTGACTGATAATCGTCATATTTCTCTACTGAGAAAACTGAGAATTTACCGTGTGAAACCCAGTCAATCATGCCGAGTTTTTTGAACTTTCTAAGCAGGTACTGAACGCGATCTGGTTTGAGTCCTGTTTCAAACGCCAGAGAGTTTCTACCGCCAAGTAGCTTCCCTCTGCCTACCAGAATTTCTCCTGCGTCAGTCATTACATACTCAGGCGTATGCTTTGCTTTGAGGATTAAGTGAACCCACAGATGCGCTGCTTCTGCATCCTTGTAAAACGGCACATCCATAATTTTACGGTGCAGCAAGGCATACCCCTTACCGCTGCTTTGATGCGGTTGTTGTAGCCTTCTGGCCTCTCTGGCTTCGGCTAGATTAGATATGTTACTCATGACCTTTCTCCTTCTGCATCAGCTTCACTTTTTCCAACTCAGCCCGGAATCGACCAGGCTGCTTGAAGCTGGACAGGAAGCGATCACGTAGTATGTGTTTGTGAATTTTGTCCTGGTAAGGACTGAGTTGTTTTGTCATAATTACTCCTGTGGATTGATCCAGTAATTCCCTCAGAATTGCATATCAATTTGCTTAAAATCCTCGGTGGCGGCCGGGGATTTTTTCTTTGTGATTTCATCAAGCGCATACTTAAAAGCCCTGCTAATCGGACTGATGTCTGATGCCATTCCGAAAGCACACAAGACCGAAGCAATAAATCTCCAGTCCGTTCTGCTTATCTTCGATTCATGACAGCCAATCATCTTTGCCAGACCGCGCTGGGTAAGCGTTGACAGGTTGATGAGTAAATCAGTTTCAGCGCGATCAATTTCTCGCTGTGTTGGCTTGCTGTAGCTTGCTTGTGCCATTTGTTAATTTTCCTATATTGATATTGAGTTATAGCGGCACACCCAATGGATTTGCCGCTGATGTTTGCTCACCCGGTTAGAGGTGAAAGGCCAGAACTGTTAAAGAGCAATTTGCTTATGCCGCTTGGCGGTAAGCACTTTCTTGATACTTCAGGGCGCCAGCTGTAACGATTTCCAATCGATAGGCGTCTTTCTCTGGGATAACTTCTTTCCACTGAGAGACTGCTGCATCGCTAATGCCTAGTGCTTTAGCAACAGCACGCTGGGTTCCGAAGTGGTCAATAACATCTTTTTTGTACATAGACTCGCTCCGAAATTAAAGAACACTTAAATTATCCACCAAAGGAATCTTAAGTCAAGTTTATTTAAGATGTCTTAACTATGAATACACAACTGATGGGTGAGCGTATTCGCGCTCGCAGAAAAGAACTCAAGATTAGGCAGGCTGCCCTTGGCAAGATGGTTGGCGTGTCTAATGTTGCTATTTCCCAATGGGAGCGATCTGAAACTGAGCCCAATGGCGAAAACCTATTGGCCTTAGCCAAGGCTTTGCAGTGCTCCCCTGATTACCTGTTGAAAGGAGAGGATAGTCTTTCAAACATTGCCTATCACAGCAGGCATGATCCAAGAGGTTCGTATCCTCTAATTAGTTGGGTAAGCGCAGGATGTTGGATGGAAGCTGTAGAGCCATATCATAGGCGTGCAATAGATAACTGGTACGACACAACGGTAGATTGTTCTGAAGACTCTTTTTGGCTCGACGTTAAAGGCGATTCAATGACTGCCCCGGCAGGACTGAGTATTCCTGAGGGGATGATTATTCTCGTCGACCCAGAAGTCGAACCACGTAATGGAAAGTTGGTAGTCGCCAAACTTGAAGGAGAAAACGAGGCGACATTCAAAAAGTTAGTTATTGATGCCGGTAGAAAATTCCTGAAACCACTCAATCCACAATACCCAATGATTGAAATCAATGGGAACTGTAAAATCATTGGCGTTGTCGTTGATGCCAAGCTAGCAAACCTTCCTTAAGGGGCTTTCGCCCCTTTTTTATTTCCCGTTAAAAATCAAAGACAAACTAAATTCACGCCCATAAAATTAAGTTTTCTTCAAAAATGCACTTGACCAATAAATTAAGAAGTCTTAAATTTAAGCCATCAGCAGGACGCTGGAAGCCAAACGGAACAGATTGGCAGGCTCTTTAACATCGACGGACTCTCAACCTAACCGTTGAGACCAGAACTTGAGTGGTTTTGGGGATGGCGCGAATTGCAGCTGCAAGACAGCGATCGAGAAGATAAGCACCTCGACGCGTCATGCGCCAAAGCCACTTAAAGGAGACCATCATGGTAACCATTGTCTGGAAAGAATCCAAAGGTACGGCAAAAAGCCGCTACAAAGCTCGCAGAGCAGAACTTATTGCCGAGCGACGCAGTAATGAAGCACTGGCGCGAAAAATTGCGCTAAAGCTCTCTGGTTGCGTCAGAGCAGACAAAGCAGCATCGCTAGGATGCCTTTGCTGCAAGAAGAAAGAAGAAGTCGTTCGAAAAAATAGAAGTATTTATTACAAAGATTCAAACCCATTAGGAAACAAAATACATGCAGTCCAAAAAATAAAATTGTACAGTAAACTACCGTACGGTGCTTATTGAGTATGCTTATGGTGAAAAAGACTATTTATGTTAATCCTGACCGCGGACAAAACAGAAAAGTATCTGATAGAGGTCTTACATCTCGAGACAGGAGGAGAATAGCGAGATGGGAAAAAAGGATAGCATATGCATTAAAAAACGGTGTAACACCTGGATTTAATGCTATAGATGATGGCCCTGAATATAAGATTAATGAAGACCCAATGGACAAAGTTGACAAAGCATTAGCAACACCATTTCCTCGCGATGTCGAAAAAATTGAAGATGAAAAATATGAGGATGTAATGCACAGAGTTGTTAATCACGCTCACCAACGAAATCCAAATAAAAAATGGTCATAGCCCACTTCGGTGGGTTTTTTATTGTCTGAACAAACCTAATTTACTACCGCAAGCCACGCAGTGAAATGGGTGTGACTTGTGTTGGTCGCCAGAAAATGAAATTAGGCAGCAAACCACTTATTTGAGGTGATATATGGAAGAAGAATTTGAAGAGTTCGAAGAGCATCCTCAGGATGTGATGGAACAATACCAGGACTATCCGTATGACTACGACTATTGATAAAAATCAATGGTGTGGACAATACGAACGACGGCAATGATTTCCAGAGAACTTGGTAAACAGAACAACAAGGCTGCCTAATGGCAGCTTTTATTTTTGCCATAAAAAACAGAATAAACACTGCTCTGTGTATTCATTCCAACGAGTGAATACACGGAGCAATGTCGCTCGTAACTAAACAGGAGCCGACTTGTTCTGATTATTGGAAATCTTCTTTGCCCTCCAGTGTGAGGGCGATTTTTTATCTATGAGGATATGAATAGATGTCAAACATCAAAAAATACATCATTGATTACGACTGGAAAGCATCAATAGAAATTGAAATCGACCATGACGTAATGACAGAGGAAAAACTTCACCAGATTAATAATTTCTGGTCAGACTCTGAACACCGACTCAATAAACACGGCTCTGTATTAAATGCTGTATTAATCATGCTGGCGCAACATGCTCTGCTTATAGCAATTTCAAGCGACTTAAATGCATATGGTGTTGTGTGTGAGTTCGACTGGAATGATGGAAATGGTCAGGAAGGATGGCCTCCAATGGATGGTAGCGAAGGAATAAGAATTACCGATATCGATACATCAGGAATATTTGATTCAGATGATATGACTATCAAAGCCGTCTGAGCGCTGCGTTACCGCATACCAATAACGCTTCACTCGAGGCGTTTTTCGTTATGCAATAAAACAGAAGGAGCATCCTATGTGAAGTGGTCAACAAAAACTGGCCACCGAGTTAGAGTTTTTTCCAGTATCGATTTTCCGATTCGTTTGGTGGTAACCCACCATTATATTCGTGCGGTCTTAGTGCGCTGTAATATCCAACGATATAGTCCGTTATTGCGTGAGCTGCATCGCTGAAGCTTACATAGCCCGTCGCCGGCACCCATTCGTTCTTCAGACTCCTGAAGAAGCGCTCCATTGGGCTGTTATCCCAGCAGTTTCCACGCCGACTCATACTCTGCCTGATCCGGTATCTCCACAGTAACTGCCGGAACTGCCTGCTCGTATAATGACTGCCTTGATCGCTGTGGAACATCACCCCGACGGGCTTACCACGGGTTTCCCATGCCATTTCCAGTGCTTTCATGGTAAGCCTGCTGTCCGGCGAGAACGACATGGCCCAGCCCACTGGTTTTCTTGCGAACAGGTCGAGAACAACGGCG